TGGATTCCATCAAGTCGTAAAAATAGTTGGACTCCGGAGATGAAAGAGCGAGCCCACATGATATCAAAACAACAACACAAAGAAAGAAGGACAATATATGAAGAAAATCACAGTCATTCCGTCAACAATCAATCCACTTACGAAGTCGCTACATACTAGTCTCAAGAAGCGGCGAGTATGCGGCTACGCTCGGGTATCAACCGATAGCGATGAGCAGTTCTCATCCTACGAAGCGCAAATTAATTACTATACTAATTACATCAAATCGCATGATGATTGGGAGTTCGTGGGTGTCTATACAGACGAAGGCATCACTGGAACAAGCATGAAAAACCGCGAAGGTCTCAAATCAATGATTAACGACTCGTTAGAGGGCAAAATCGACCTGATTGTAACGAAGTCCATCTCCCGTTTTGCGCGAAATACCGTCGATACCTTAGTGACAATCCGAAAGCTTAAAGAACATGGGATAGAGTGTTTCTTTGAAAAAGAGAACATTTATACCTTTGATTCAAAAGGAGAACTTCTTATAACCATCATGTCTTCTTTGGCCCAGGAGGAATCCCGCTCGATATCAGAAAACGTAACCTGGGGACACCGTAAAGCTTTTAGTGATGGCAAGATCCATGTGGCGTATTCAAACTTTCTTGGCTTTGAGAAAGGTGAAGGTGGTAAGTTAAAGGTTAATGAAGAAGAAGCGAAGACAGTCCGACTCATCTATCGGATGTTTCTTGATGGTCATACCGGAAAAAGCATTTGTGATTATCTTGAAGGACAAGGCATTCTTTCTCCAGGTAAAAAGACCAAATGGCCTCCGAGTACGATTCATAACATCCTGAGAAATGAAAAGTATAAAGGAGATGCTCTTCTTCAAAAGACATACACAGTAGACTTCTTATCGCATAAGGTAAAGAAAAATAATGGTGAAGTGCAGCAATATTATGTTGAAAATTCACATGAAGCGATCATCGATCCGCGTGAGTGGGATATGGTTCAGCTTGAGCTAGCAAGGCGCGAACGAATTGGTAGAGGGTATTCCGCTAAATCACTCTTTTCAAGCAAACTAGTATGTGGTGAATGCGGGGGAATCTACGGTCCGAAAGTTTGGCATAGCAATGATCCCTATAGGAAAATTGTATGGCACTGCAACCAGAAGTTTGCAAGAAAGCATCCCTGTAGGACTGCGACACTGAGCGAAAAAGAAATCAAGGACGCATTTATAGCAGCCTATAACAAATACATGGTTAACGAGTCAAAAACGCTAGTAGACTTGAAGCTTAGTTATGAGACACTCTTTAATTCATCGACACTTGATGATGAAATGGAAAAATTGAGTCTAGAACTAGAGACTCTATCAAACATGGTTCGAAAGATGGTTGAAGAAAACTCATCTATCGAAATAGCCCAAGATGACTATCAAAAGAAGTATCGTAAGCTTGAGATGGATTTCGAAGAGAGGAAGGAAAGACTGATTGAATTAAAAGCTAAGAAAACCGATCTTGAACAACGAAAAAGTGCAATGGGAGTATTTATTAATAAGTTTAAAAAGGCACCACGTGCGATCACTGAGTGGAATGAGACGCTGTGGAATGTGTTTTTAAGAACGGCTGTAGTGGATAAAAATGGTCAGATAATTTTTGAGTTTAATAAATAGCTCTTAAGTAGATTTAGATACGATGACAGTGGTTAATTTTAATAAAACTAACCCTTTTTCATTGTTTACTGACTATGAGGCATCAGCAATAATAGACAATACGCTAAAAAAGTGATATATTTTATCTATATATAAACAAGGTAGAGATCCATGAAATATTCTCAAGCTATAAAGATACTTAGGTTAAAGATGTGCCTGACTCAAACCGAGTTTGGTGCTCTTTTTAGCGTATCATTCGGAACTGTTAATAGGTGGGAAAATGGAAAGTACAACCCAACAATGAAAATTAGAAGATTGTTGTTGCCTTATTTTGAGCAATATGGAATAGAAGTTGAGGTGCTAACCACAAATGGATAAGACAATCGATATTAACGAAATGAATTTAGAGGAAAAATTTCCTGGAATTTTAGACATCTTATTGATGGATAGAACTACCCGAAAAAATATTATTTGGGCTACTGATCATTATGGAAGACATGGGATTGGTTATGGAGAGAGAGATTATATAAAAATAGAATTGATTATTAGGAGAAGTGGAAGATTAATTAAACCGCGTATACAAAAAAGCCAATCTGAGCAAAAGAAAAGAAGCAAAGATATGGCTGAAGTATTTACCCCAGCTTGGGTATGCAATAAGCAAAATAATTTAATAGACAAAGAATGGTTCGGTATAGAGGGAGTTTTTAATATTGATGTTTTCCAGGGTTGGATAACAAATCCTAAAGTAATATTTGAAAACAAAAAGTGGCAAGATTATGTCGAATTGGAGAGAATTGAAATCACGTGTGGAGAAGCTCCATATTTAACAAGTAGATACGATGTGGTGACTGGTAGTTATATTGAACCTAGAAACCGTATTGGTCTATTAGACAGGAAAATAATTGTTGTCTCGGAAAATATCCATGAAAAAACTGAATGGATGGAGTATGTTACAATTGCATATAAGCGTATCTATGGGTTTGATTATCAGGGGGATAATGTTCTCCTCGCTCGGGAGAATCTGTTAGCAACTTTCATAGACTTCTATAAGCTTAAATTCGGTGAAGAACCGACTTTTAATGAGATAGAAAGCATAGCAAATATTTTGTCTTGGAATATTTGGCAAATGGATGGGATCAAATTTGTTGTGCCCATGTCATGTCACAAAGAAGAAACAATTCAACTTAGTTTATTCGATGAGTTTCAAGAAGCAAGTGAAATGTGCCGGGGGTGTAGGACCGGAAATAATAACCAACATAATGGAGTCTATTCAAAAATTAAAGACTGGCGCTTAAACAAGACAGTTAGATTTATTGATCTTGTTAGGTAGGAGGAAATTGCTGTGAATTCAACTTTTCAATTTAACTCTACATTTAACTATAAAGTAATATATGTCTTTCGAATCAATGACTCTTTTCATAAAGATTGTTTAAAAGTTGGAGACGCAACAATCCACACCAATAAACACTTTTCGGTCTTCGCACCCAACAGTCATGAGTTAAATTACGCAGCAAGAACTAGAATTGATTCATATACTGCAACTGCGGGTGTACAATATGAACTTCTTCATACTGAAATAGCAGTAGGTAAAAACTCTGAAAAAGTAAAAGCATTTAGAGATTACAAAGTTCACGAGGTGCTAAAACGATCTGGAATTAAGACTAAATTCTTTGACACTAACAAAAAACAAAATGAATGGTTTGTCACTGATCTACAAACGGTTATAAATGCAATTATAGCTGTAAAAAATGGCAAATCTGCCCTTAATAGTAGTCAAATATCTACATCTAAGAATCCAATTGTGTTTAGACCAGAGCAAATCGATGCGATTAAGAAAACTATTTCTAGATTCAAAACGGACACTAAAATGCTATGGAACGCCAAAATGAGATTTGGAAAAACTCTATCCGCGTTACAAGTTGCCAAAGACATGGAATTCAAGAGAACTATAATTATTACACATCGACCGGTTGTAAGTGAAGGTTGGTTTGAAGATTTCAATAAGATTTTTTATGATAAACCAGATTACTTTTTTGGATCTAAAGCTAAAGGAAAAACTTTATCTGAATTGTTAAAAAACAATAGTAATTTCGTATATTTCGCCTCTATGCAGGATTTAAGAGGTTCTGATGCGGTTGGGGGAAATTTTGATAAAAATGATGATGTTTTCAAAGTATCTTGGGATTTTGTAATCATTGATGAAGCTCATGAGGGAACCCAAACTGAACTAGGATCAGACGTTTTAAAAGCAGTAATTAAACCTGATTTTCCATATAAAACCTACGTTTTAGAATTGTCTGGAACTCCTTTTAATTTGTTAACGAATTTTGAACAAGAGAGCATATACACTTGGGACTATATAATGGAACAAGAGGCAAAAGAACTATGGGATAAATTTCATTTTGGAGATTCTAATCCTTACGAAGAACTACCTCGTATGAACATATTTACATATCATCTAGAAAAGAGTTTACCTGTTTATATTGATGTTGAAGACAAAGCCTTCAATTTTAGAGAGTTCTTTAGACTTTGGACTGGCGACATAAAAAAAGACCTTAAAAGACTTCCGCTAAATTCGAAAATAGGTGATTTTGCCCATGAAAATGATGTTAAATCTTTCTTAGACTTGTTATGCAAAAATGACGATAAATCAAATTACCCTTTTTCGACTAGCGAATATCGCAATTTCTTCAGACATAGTCTATGGATTGTACCAGGAGTTAGAGAGGCAAAAGCACTATCTAGTCTTCTCAAAAAACATCCTGTTTTTATGCATTTCACAATTGTTAATGTTGCAGGAGACGGAGATGAAGAGATTGACACAAGTGATGCACTAAATGCGGTAAAAAATGCCATGACAGACGATCCGAGTTTAACTTATACGATAACTATTTCTTGTGGTAGATTGACAACCGGT